TGATTAGTGCGATTGCAAACGTAACAGCTTGTTTCAGATTTCAATTAAAAGGAGCAAATAGTTACCAAGAAACTATCACTTCAGATAGAAACAACGGTACTACGTTCTTTCAGCAAGAACTTACTATCACGCTTAAAAAACAAGATGCAAACAGCCAAAAAATAGTTAAATTATTAGCTTACGGCAGACCGCATATAATTGTTAGAGGGCGTGACAATACTTACAGAATCGCAGGACTTAAAAGAGGAATGGATTTAACTGCAGGTACTATCGGAATGGGAACGGAAGCAGGCGACTTGAACGGTTATACTTTGACATTTACGGGAATGGAAGCATTGCCTGCTAACTTCATTAATTGTTCAACGGAAGCAGGTTTATTAGTTGACTTAACGTCTTTAGCTTCTTTCACAACATCTTAGAATTTTGTTTGATTGTCTCCATAATAAGGGGTTGCAGAAATGTAACCCTTTTTTTATGCAACAGTTTTCTACTTTAATAGTTTTATAAATATGAATGTTTTACAAGTAAGTGCATCGAGTCAAATATTGAAATGTGCGCCACGTAGCACAACGATAACAAGTATTGTAGTAATCGACCAAGAAGCAGGAACAAGCGCAACTATTAACGCACCCACGATAATTGACTACGGTTATTATATCGGAGTACAAGCGGTGTATTCGTTAAAGGCAGGACGTTTTTATATCGTTCAACTTTACAACCTTACTAACTTTTTAGGAAGCGAGCAGGTTTGGTGTTATAAAGCAGGGTTGCAAACTGACGAACATTCAAGTAATAATGATTTTGTGATGTTATGAATATAGACGTAATAAATTTGGCGCAATACGAAGCACCGCAAATAATAGAATCTAAACAAAAAGGTTATGTAACTTTTGGCGAAAACAATAGTTACTTTCAGTTTCTTATTGACCGTTATAGAAAATCGGCAACTAATCAATCTATTATAAACAACGTTACACGCTTAATGTATGGTAAAGGATTAGGAGTAATTGATGCGAGCAGAAAACCAAGCGAATACGCTCAAGTGATGGCTTTGTTTAATAAGGATTGTTTGAGAAAACTTTGCTTTGATTTAAAGACATTAGGTCAATGCGCTATCCAAGTACACTACAACGAGAAGCACGATAAAATACTAAAGGCGTTTCATATTGATATGAATCTTTTAGCGCCTGAAAAATGCGACGATGAAGGGAAAATTAACAATTGGTATTATTCAAATAATTGGGAAGATATTAAGAAATTTCCACCTAAGAAATTTGCTACATTTAAAAGTTCAAATGATAAAATTGAAATATTAGTTATTAGACCTTACGCAATCGGAATGAAGTATTTTTCTTTGCCAGATTACGTTGCAGGAACGTCTTATGCGTTACTTGAAGAAGAAGTAAGCGATTACCTTATTAACGAGGTGCAAAACGGTTTTAGCGGTACGAAAGTAGTAAATTTCAATAACGGACAACCTGACATTGAAACACAAAATTTATTACAATCACAAATTAAAAACAAGTTAACGGGTAGCAAAGGACAAAGAGTAATCGTTGGGTTCAACAACAATAAAGAAACAGCAACAACCGTAGACGATATCCCTTTGAACGATGCGCCAGAACATTATCAATATCTTTCAACTGAATGCGAACGTAAAATTATGGTTTCGCACTCCATTACAAGCGGTTTGTTATTAGGATTAGGAAGTGCTAACGGTTTCGGTAGTAATGCAGACGAATTGAAAAATGCTTTTGTATTGTTTGATAATATGGTTATTAGACCGTTACAGCAACTTTTAATAGACGGTTTAGAACAAATAACATCGTTCAATGGAAACACCGCTAAATTGTTTTTTAAGACTTTACAACCTTTGGAGTTTACTGATTTGGAAAACGTACAATCGAGCGAAGATAAACAAGAAGAAACGGGAACGGAATTGAGTAAACAAGAAAGCGAAGACGATAAAGTTGCACAAGCGTTAATTGATTTAGGCGAAGATATGCCAAGCAATTGGGTATTGATTGACAGCTACGAGGTTGACTATGAAAATGACGATTTAGACGATGCCGAAATTGAAGCATTAAACAATAAAAAACCGAGCTTATTAAGTCAAGTTTACAATTTTGTTTCAACTGGAACTGCAAACCCAAGAGCAAAAAGTGAACAAGACGCAAAAGTTGACGGAATTAAATTTATGGTTCGCTATACTTATGAGGGAGGATTAAGAGATAATTCAAGAGAATTTTGTAGTAAAATGGTAGGAGCAAATAAGCTATATCGAAAAGAAGATATTATAAGAATGGGAGCTTTACCCGTTAATGCAGGTTGGGGACCACGTGGGGCAGATACTTATTCTATATGGTTGTATAAAGGCGGTGGAGCGTGCCACCATAAATGGATGCGAAAAACGTTTGTTGCTTTTGATGAAAAAAGTGGTATCGACCCGTTGAGCCCGAAAGCGAAAACGATTTCAACTAACAAGGCAGAAAAAGCAGGTTATCGAGTTCGCAACCCGAATTTAGTAGCGGTTCGGCCAATTGATATGCCAAACAAAGGATTTTTACCTAAATAACAAGAAATGGCAGAAGCACTAATTATAACAAGGGACGACGTGGTTAAATTCACGTCTTTAAACGGAAACGTTGACCCCGACAAGTTTATTCAATATATTAAAATTGCGCAGGATATTCACGTTCAAAAGTATTTAGGAACGGATTTACTTGAAAAGATAAAAGCGGATATTATTGCAAATACTTTGGGCGGTAACTATTTGACACTTGTTAACACGTACATTAAACCGATGCTTATTCATTGGGCAATGGTTGAATATTTACCGTATTCAGCTTATACGATAGGTAACAAAGGTGTTTACAAACATAACGCAGAACAAAGCGAAAACATCGACCGTTTAGAATTATCTTTACTTATAGACAAACAAACGCAAACGGCAAACCATTATAGTAGTAGATTTGTTGACTATATGTGTTTCAATCAAGCGTTATTTCCTGAATACAACAGCAACAGTAACGGCGATATTTATCCGAGTTCAGATACTAACTTTACTAATTGGGTTCTATGAAAAAGCGGTCAAAAAAGAACATTGAAAAATTAATGGTTTTCCTTCAACAAATCGAACAAGAAAAACCAAAGGAAAAGAAATGAGTTACTTCAAGATACTTGACACACTTAGAGCGCAGTTACAAGCGACTAACCTAATTTCCACAATTACGGATGGGCAAATTAGTGATATTGATTTAGCGAAACAAACGATTTTCCCTTTAGCGCATATTATTATAAATTCAGCAAGTATTGAAGGTAAAATGCAACGCTTCAACATTACTGTTTTAGCAATGGATATTTTAGACAGTAAAGAGAAATACGACCTTGAACCGTCTATAATGAATGCAATGTTGCAGGCACTTAACCGAGTTCACGACATAATGAAAAGAGGGGATTTAAACCCTGACTATATTATGATGGACGGCGATGCTACCTTAGAACCGTTTACAGATAGATTCGAAAATAAGTTAGCAGGGTGGGCAATGACATTCGATGTTATTATGGTTTCTGATATGACTATTTGCGATACTGGTTTCACAAGTGGTTGTCCGAATGTAACGGTAACAGATGGCGCAAGTTCGGTGCAAGTTTTAGCAGGTGGAACTTACACTTGTTCTGGAGGAGCGGTTGTTGTAAGCAATTCAAACGATAGCTATTTAGTAACGACAAGCGCAAATTTAGAATTACCAAATACAACGGTTAACGTTTATGTTGACGGAACATTAAATCAAACGGGAACTATTGTAACTTTAGACCCAAATCAAACAATAAATATAAGCGCATGAGTTTAGATATAAATTTAACGGGAGTTGAAAAGACCTCGAATAAGAAAACAACTTTAACTGATAATTCAGATACATTTTACCCTACTCAAAAAGCGGTAAAAACGGCAGTTGATGCGAAGTTCAATACACCAACGGGAACGACAGCGCAGTATCTTCGAGGTGATGGAACGGTAGCAACGTTTCCAACTATTCCAACAGCTGTTACAAAAACAAGTGATTTAACAAACGACGGTGAAGACGGTGTAAATCCATTTATTACGGCTTTAGATATTCCAACGGCAGGTCAAGCAGGTACTATTGTTCGTGAAGTCAAAAATATGACGGGCGCAACTTTAACAAAAGGAACCGTTGTTTTTATTTCGGGTGCAAATGGAAATAAACCAATCGTTACAAAAGCTTTGGCAGTAAGTGATGCTTTGAGTTCAAGAACTTTTGGTTTATTGCAATCAAATATATTAAACAATGGCGTTGGATATTGTGTTGTAATTGGTGATTTGAGCGGTTTAGATACTTCAGCATTTACTGAGGGCGCACAATTATACCTTAGCGGAACAGTTGCAGGAACGTTTACAGAAACAAAAACTTTAGCACCTACGCATTTAGTTTATGTTGGTAAAGTAACACGTTCACACCCAACGCAAGGACAAATCGAAGTTCAAATACAAAACGGTTACGAACTTAACGAAATCCACGATGTCGCTATTTCAAGCGTTGCAAACAATCAAACTTTGGTTTATGAAAGCGCAACAACACTTTGGAAAAATAAAGCGTTAACAGCTTCGGACGTTGGAGCGGTTGCAACTAATTCAGCAATTACTGGAGCAACAAAAACTAAAATAACTTACGATGCAAAAGGACTTGTAACAGCAGGAGCAGATTTAACAAGTAGTGATATATTAGGTTTTTTAGGTTGGTTTAAAACAACTGTTACAACGAATTACAGTGTAACTGGCACAAGTGGTGAAACTATGATTTTACCGTCAACGCAAGTGCCTACTTTGAGCAATGGCACTATATTTAAAATTAACACTTTAAGAATTTCTAAAGGTTTACTTTCCGGCTCTACTATTAGAGCTTATCTAAGCCCTAACAGTAATAATTTAAGTGGAGCGTTACAAATACTATCAACTGGTTCAGTAATTGTAGCAGGGACAAGGTTAGCGACAATTAGTAGAGTGTTTGAGATTGAAGGTGGTAACATTAAAGGATTAAACGCGTCTACTGGAGTAATCAATGACAATGGTACAAGTACAGTTGCAGGATTAGACGCCGCGCTTCCTGCAGGAACTTTATATCTAATTGTAACAGTTACCAACAGTTTAAGCACTGAAACAACTACACAAGAACTTTTAGACATCTCTAATTTTTAACTATGTACACAATTATAGATACTACAACAAACAGATTGTTTTTTGTGAAATTTGACAATGAAGTCTTAGAAGGTCAAGTAGCAATTACTGAAATTTGCACAATTGACAATCCTGAATTTAAAGATATTTATTATAATTTTGAAACTAAACAATTTTACACGAAATGATAAAAGACGGCTTAGAATTACTAAAAAAATACGGTGCAAAAGATTTGTTTTTTGTTGTTGCAATAGTGTTTCTTTACAATATGAATGCAAAGAACGAATTGAAAATTGAAAACATTGAAGCTAAATTATACGACTGTTTAGAAGACAAATCGCAAATTAATCGAAGTGTAAAACAACCTATTAAAAACAATTACCCACTAATCGCAATTTTACCAAATGAAAAAAATAATTTACGACACGCTCGCACCCAACGGAAAGTTTGAGCAAAAGCGTTTAGCGTCGTTTACAGCGTTTTGGGTAGCGGTTGGAGTTGCTGTTTGTGGATTTCATTACGAAATAGTTTTAATGTTTTTAGGATACTCCGCAACGGCTATTGGAATAAATGTCTGGAATAAAAAGATTGATAAACAATAATCGTATATTTGTACTTTCATATTCGTTTTTTTAAGGTTAGGAAAGCCGTTTGTTAATTCAGACGGCTTTTTTTGTGCGTTTACCGTTCATCATTGATATTTACCGTTCATCACAATAGGTTGAAATAAATAAAATAAGTAGCTTATATTTGTTCAACTAAAAAAAACAATATGAAACTAAAAGAAAAATTTTTAACCGTTTGCACGAGTTGTGACGGTACTGGAATCTTTGAAGAAATTTACACAACTTTCGGAAACGAAATAAAATACCGAGACGTTGTGTGCGGTTGTGAAAATGGCAAAGAATTTGACTGGCAAAAAGTAAATGCCGAAGTTAAGAAAACGCATTCAGCTATTGAACAAAATGAATTTACTTTAAAAGTTATGAAAGAATTAATTGAAGAAGCGTATTTTTCACAAAATAAAGAAAGTGTATTTATGCGAGTTGGAAAATTAATTGAAGCAGAAAAGAAAGCGTTGCAGTTAGAAACCTATTTAGCTGAATTAGAAACAATCGAATGAAACATGTAACAATTTCACTAACCTACGATAACGACCAATACTTGAATGAGGTTTTACGAAACCTTGTTAAAAACATTCGGCAAGGTAGGGAAAAAGAAAACTACATTGAAAATCATATCGAGGTTGTTTTTGAAACGTTTGAAATAGACACAGCAAAATCCGACCGAGAAATGCGAAAAGAATTAATAAACGGAAAAATGTATATAATTGTAAAATCTAATATATGAAATACCTGCTAAAAATAGAACTTAATGGACTTGTAAGCTATCAGATAGTTGAACAAAACCACGAACTACCAAAGGGAACTAAATATTTTATTCCTTACAGAACTTGCATTTATGAAAATACTGAATGCGCTATAATTAGCCGTCACTTAAATTATACGGTTATTCTTTTCGAGGGAAAAGAAATACAAGTTAGTAAAACACAAATAACAACAATATGAAAACAGAAACAATCACAATTTTATCCTTAATTGGAGTAATGGTAACGTACGGAGTTATCCACTATTTTAAGTACAAACAACTTAAACGCTATTATAAGCGTATGTTTAAACAGAACAACGAGTTAATGGATTCAATCGTTGAAAAAGACGAAAGAATTAATCAACTTTCAAATCAGTTAACTGATATGTTCCAAGAGGACAAACGCAAGAACGCAAAGATATTAGCGAAAAATCAAGAAATTCAACAACTTAAAGAACAAGCGAAATGAACGAAAGACACCTAAAAGAAACGATCCAGCGACAAGCGGATACTATCAAAGAATTAGAAGCGGATTTTAACGACGAATTTGTGAAAGGGCAAATGAAATCGAAAGAGATTGAAAAGCTAAACAAAATCCTTTACTACTTCGATACTAAGCTAAAAAATAACGCTGAATATCAACAGTTAAAATCTGATTTAATTGGTGGTAAGGAGGAACAAATTAACTTTGAAGTATGAAAGCAACAGAATTAAGAATTGGTAATTTAGTGAATTACGACACAGCAGAAGGCGATGTTTTAACGGCTACAATTGATTGGGAGGATTTAAAATGGTTAAGCGAAGACGAACAAGGTTTTAATTTAGTTCACAATTCTATCCCACTAACCGAAGAATGGTTTTTGAAGTTTGGGTTTGAGAAACTTGGAGAATTTGGAGAATATTATAGGATTTTCAATAAAGGTTTGATAATAGATATTGAAGATGCAGGTAATGAATTTATTGTTTGGGTTAGGATAGGGGATGCTATTTTAGAACCATTATTAGAAGTTGGATACCCGATAGCTTACATTCAATACGTTCACCAACTTCAAAACCTTTACTTCGCATTAACGAATGAAGAATTAACACTAATCAAATGAAAACAAACTACCTAAAAATTAGCGCATTCTTACTGGGTGCGCTTTACATCGTGGGAATGCTTTACGTCCTTTATGGTTGTTCAGCAAGTTACCATTTCGGGAAATTCCTAAACAAAGGCGGTAAAATCGACACAACCGAACGAATTGTAACGGTCGAAAAAACTATTAAGGTAAACGGCAAGGATTCAATTATAACCGTTTTAATGCCTTTAAAATGCCCTGATGTACAAATACCACCGACAAGGCAAGAAATACGATATAAGTACAGAATTAAGCGTGATTCAATCGAAACGATTAGATACGTAACTAAGTGGAAAACAAAAGAAGTTATAAAAGTTGCTAAAACTGAAAACAAGTCTAATTGGTTAACGTGGTTGTTAGTTGGTTTTGGAATTGCGCAAGGTTTAAGATTAGCGTGGATTTTAATACAGAAAAGAATATGAACCTACGAAACCTACTTTACGAATTATTAATAACTTTGATTTTAACTTACATTATTTACTTAATATTTATAAAATGAAACCAACAATTGACCAAGTAATTAAAGGAATGGAAAAAATCGGAGCGGTTGTATTTCGTGAGCCGTTTAGTATTAACCTTTTCGGGGTGCGAACAAACGAAAACACAGCGGACACGTTCAACGATTGGGGCGGTGCTTTTTATTGGGATGACAAAGGTAAAAGACACGAAATTATTATTCCAATAACAACAGATGCAGGAGTTTATTACAGATTGAAACCTATGAATAAGTTAGGAACTGCAATCCTGGTCCACGATAAACAATATAGAAGTTGTTATCAACTTATGGATAACGGACACATGAAGCAAAAAGCATTTAGACAAGTCTTACCAATGTGGTACTGGCGTGATAACGATAAAGATTCACAACTTGAAAGCGGTGGAAAAATCTATGAAGAAATAGCATTTACAAACTTTCATTATATGGGGAAAGGAAATAAGGTTGGTAATTGGTCAGCAGGTTGCCAAGGTGCAAGCGTGGCAAATATGAATAAATTATATTCCTTTGTTGAAGTGCAAAAATCGAGGGTTTATTCTTACACTTTACTTCACGAAACGACACTATAAATTCGGAGTTGAACGCCTGAATTTTGACCGCTTAGAAATAGGCGGTTTTTTTATTTTCAATTATTTTTAAAAAAAGTATTGTTTATTAAAAAAATGTACTTATATTTGTGGACACTAAAACGGTAAACGAAATGGAAAGAGTTATTAAAGTAAGTTTAGAAAAAATATTAAATAATCAAATTAACAATTTAAACGGTAAAAACGAACGTGTTGCAATTATTGAAGGTGGATTTTTTAAAGTTCAAAGCTTACTATCTGAAATTGGTAATAATAATATTGACAATTGGAATAATATAAATAAAATTAGTAAATCAACTTCAAATAAAAATATTTGTAATTACTTAAATAAATTTATTAATGAACTTACAATAATAGGGCAATAAATTAAAAACAAGGGGTGTAAAAACCCCTTTTAAAACTAAACACAATGGAAGGAAAAATCGTTTACTTATTAATTCTTTATTCAATAGCAGCAACTATTAAAATTTTAACACTTAAAACCAAATAATGAAAAACGAGCGAAACGCAGGACGTAAAAAAGTCAAGGACGGAACTAAGCTAATTATTACAGTTCCAAAATTTAACAAAGAAAAAATAATCAAACTAATTAAACCCTTAATAATTTACGAAAAATGAAATTAGACTCAAGGATTAAATTTTTAAACGATGCAATTATAATAGTTGTAATATTAATTTTAATAATGTTACTGGCGTTGGCTAACGTTGACACGATTGTAAAATACATTAAGTAATCAAATAAAACAAATATATGTTTAAAATTAACGGAACGCTTAAGGTAGCGAAAGAAACACAAGTTGTAAGTGAAAAATTTAGTAAAAGAATTTTCGTAATTACAGACGAATCGCAGTATCCTCAAGATATTGAATTTCAATTAACACAAGACAAATGCAATCTATTAGACAGCTTTAAAGTAGGTAATCAATTAGAAGTTAGCTTTAATTTAAGAGGGCGTGAATGGACGTCCCCTGCAGGCGAAGTAAAGTATTTCAATACGTTAGAAGCGTGGCGACTTGAACGATTAGACGGAAGCGGAGAAAGTATTCAAGACAAAGCACGCGTTGACCAAATGAAAGCACACGCACCAAATGAAGAAGAAGATGACTTACCATTTTAAAATAGGACAAAAAATAAAAGCAGTTGACCCTTGTACAATGTACGATAGTGAAGAAGATGCTTTGATAGTTGGTAAAATCTATAAAATAGTTGATGTAACTTTAAATACAATTAAGGTGAAAACTGAAATTGATGAAAGCCACACATTTGACAAGGTAGATTTTAATGAATTTTTTGAAACCGTTTAAATAGTAATTAAACCGTTCATCACATAACCACGTTTTGAACGGTTCTTAAAAAGTAAATTAGCAAAAAAAACAAATATGGAAAAGAAAGAAAAAACAGAAACAGTAGTATTAGTTGAAAGAACACCAACTATTTACGAAGCAATTTTAAACGTTATGAAAGACGTTAAGAACATTGAAAAGTCAATGACCGTAGGCGCAGGAAACAGCGCTTATAAAGGGGTTAGCGACAAAGATGTTAAGTATATCGTTGGCAAAGCAATGGAAAAACACAACCTTATAATTTTACCTATTGATATTGAACCAAAGTTAACAATTGAACGTTGGGAAGAGGAAGTTTTTGATAATTACCAAAAGAAAAATGTAGTAAAACAAAAACAATTAGTGTTTACCGAAGTTATAACAACTTACAGAATAATTCACACATTAACTGAAAAACACGTTGACGTAAAAGGTTATGGTCATGGAGTTGATAGTCAAGACAAATCAGCAGGCAAAGCGACAACATACGCTTTAAAATACGCTTTACTTTATTCTTTTCTTATTCCAACGGGCGATATTGACGACACAGATAAAACACACAGCATAGAAGTTGCAACACCTATTAAGGTAGCTAAAACAGAATGCGACGATAAAACTTTTGAAGCTATTAAACAAGCGATCATTGAGGGCAAGCGAACAATCGAACAAGCTAAAGAGAAATTTATCTTTACTGGAACACAATCAATTGAACTTTTAAACATTAAGAAATGACACGAGCAGAAGCACTTAAAAAAACAAGAGAAAGATTTACTAACTTAATAGACGGGAAAGCTTTGCCAAATATTAGTGTTACTGAAATTATCCTATATTACGAAACGTTGGTTGCTAAAAATGTAGCGCCAACAGTTAGCCGAAGTTCTGGAATATTAGATAATTTTCGAGAAGCACAAATTAAAGAATACGAACAAGAAAACGAATACGGATTTTAACCCCTAAAAACAAATAAACATGGAAAATTTAGAAGATTTTGGAGTTGACCTCCAATCAAAAGAACACGATTACCACAACGCACAGCCGAACGTAATCGAGAAAACAACGCAAGGTATTAACGCAATAGTACAAGCCGTTGAAAATGGAGTAGTAAACCCCTTAGATGCGTTTGCTTCATTTAACAAACTTGAAAAGCTATTCAAAGAGGCAAAAGTAAAGATTGACGAACTGGCAAGAGATGAGGCTGAAAAGTACACAGCGAAAACTTTTACTTTCGGTAACGTGGAATTTACACGCAAAGACGGTGCGAAAAAACTAAACTATTCAGAAGATTTACTTTACAGCAACCTACAAGCACAATTGAAAGCACGTGAGGAATTGTTAAAGGTAGCGCAGAAATCCACGATTTACGATGATGAAGGAGTTGAAGTGCCAAAGGTTTCGATTAGCTACAATAAAGATTCATTAATGGTTAAATTCAAGTAACACAATCTAAATTAATTGAACCCCTGCATTTAGTTGTAGGGGTTTTTTTATGCGTATTTCCCGACTTTTTAACCTTAAAAAACAAAAACTTTCTATAAACTTTCTAAAAGTGGGGAAACTAAAACCTATACACAATAAAGGATACAGCCAATTTTCCCGACTTTTCCCGACTTTTTTATAAATTCCTATTCGATACGGCTTTAGAAATAAAAAAATAATAATTATAAAAAAAAAGTAAGAAAGTGGGGAAATGTAGCTGAAACCCTTATAAACACTAATAAAATGCTTCCCGACTTTTTAAAAGTTTTGGTAAAGTTTAAGGAAAGTTTTTAATAAGTGTTTTTATTAAAGAATTATTTTTATATTTGTAGACGGTTCATCTCACACTATAAACCGAAAGGAATTATTGCCCTTGTTAATGAAACTGAAGTGAGATGCAGTGGATTTAATGAGGGTTTTTTTATTTAAAGAAAAATTATGATAAAAAAAATTAGTGAAATTGTTTTAAACGACAACCGTAGAAAAGTAGATGAATCGAAAGTTAAAGAACTTGCTGAAAGTATTAAACAATTAGGTTTAATAAACCCAATTACGGTTAATAGTAACAACGTTTTAATTGCAGGAAACCACCGTTTAGAAGCGTTTAAATTACTTGGTAAAGACGAAATAGAAGTAAGCGTTTTAGACTTGAATAATTTACTTGCTGAACTTGCTGAAATTGATGAAAATTTAGTGCGTAATGAATTGCACTGGACGGATGCGGATAAGCAAATAGCAAGGCGTAAAATTATTTATTTAGAATTGTATCCTGAAACTAAAAAAGGTGCTGTAAATCAACATACAAAAGATGTGCTAAATCCAAAGTTTGGAATTAGCAATAAATCATTTGCACAAGATACTGCTGATAAAACTAATAAATCTAAAAGTAGTATTTCGCAATCCGTTAAACGTGGTAACGAAATAACTGAACAAGAAGCTGAAGTATTAAAAACTATTGATGCGCCTAAAAGCTACGGTGATATTTTAATTAAACAAACAACAGAAACAAGGGCAAAAGTTATTGATGCTTTAAAAGTTGAAAGCAAGCCAGTTGAAATTATAATACAAGAAATAAAAAAAGAAGAAAAGAAAATTAATTTTGAACAAAAGAAAGCCGAATTTGAAAAACCTATTGAAATAATAAACACAAACCAAATTATAATTTTAGGAGACAGTAAAGAAATATTACCAACTTTAAAATTAAAAACATTTGATTTATTATTAAGTGACCCACCTTACGGAATGGATTTTAAAAGCGGTTGGAATGACAAAGAAAAAATAGCAAATGACAAAATAGAAGATACAATTACTTTGTTTGAAAACGTTTTAAAAGAATGCGTTCCTTTGTTAAAAGACGATGCGCATTTTTATTTATTCGGAAACATTGACTTTTTACCCGAAATAAAGCCTATAATTGAAAAATATTTGAATTTAAAAAATATTCTTATTTGGGATAGAAAAGTAATTGGAATGGGTGATTTAAAGACTTACGGTTTTTCGTACGATATAGTTTATTTTGGATATAATAAAAAATGGAAAGATTTAAACGGCACTAGAGATAGGGATATATTACAATTCAATAGAGTAACGCCTTCCGCTAATATTCATCCAACAGAAAAACCTATTGATTTATTAGAGTATTTAATTAAAAAAAGTACAAAAGAAAATGATAATATTTTAGACCCTTTTGCGGGTGGTGGTAGTACTTTATTATCGTGCAAAAACACGAATAGATTAGCCACAGGAATAGAAATAGAAGAAAAATATTATAATTTAATTAAAAGTAGAATATGAGTTTTTTAGAAAATAATATAGAAAATTGTAAAATTGGTTTTGATGGTGAACAATTAGTAAGGGATTTTTTTATTAAGAAAAAAATACCATTTATGCAAGTTGACATAATGTTTAAGTATAATAACAAATGGTACTTAGGAGAAGTTAAAACACAAGAAAAATTTTTAGCGCCACCTTTTGATGGTCACGGTTTACCAAAATGGCAAATTGATAGAAGGTTAGAATTTTATAAAGACACTGGGGTTGAACCTTATTTAATAATAAACGATATAAATGATAAATGTTTATATATTGAAACTTTTAATAATTTGTTATCTAAAGAATATTTTCAAACAAAAGGCGCAAAACCAAGAATAATTTTTAATTTAAAAAGTTTTAAAAGATTTAGTTTATAAATTTATTTTTATATTTGTAAACGGTTCGGGCAGGAACTTAAAGAAATTATTACAAACCTCGTTGACGAGTAGGACTGCCCTCCGAAAGTTAGCGGGGTTTTTTTATCTAATAAAATTTATATG